CAGCAGCATGCGGTAAGTGTCATCCGGGAGCTTGATCAAACCGGTCTCTGGATCATAAAGACCTTTCCAAGTTCCTTCACCCCAACCAACGCCGGCTTCATCCCACGCGAAATACACCCCTTCAAGAGGTGTTAAAAGGTCGCGGGAACGGCCCACCCATTCCCCGACCTGATCCAACTGGACGCCAACGGCATCATCCAGATCAAAGCCGCGCCGGATTTCTTCCAGTAGCTCCTTCAGCTCTACGATCGGCATGGTGACGGCATTGACGGTCGAAGTAAACTTGGGCTGTTCACGATGCTGAGATGTAATCCGTCCAAGGTATGCATTGGTTTCAGCCATTAATAACCTCCACCACGACATCATTCTCGGACAGGCTTGCAGCCTGGTTGAAGGGTATGACTACATTGGCAGCCGTTAGGGGTCCGCCTTTAAGGCCCAGCGTAATGTCGACAATATCAAAGGTGTGCAGCTCGGCATCAGCACTGTTGATAGGCGTATAGAGCTTGGACAGCAGGACATCTTCGCCGATAGCTTTGCTTTTGATCGCTTCAGACATGTTGGATTTGATTTTGTTGGCGGTTGTGGCCAAGTAACCGGCAAGCGGCTTGATCTTTACGTTTGCCGCAATTTTGGCATCTTCGGACACCCAGAAGCGGATCGTGATCGGACTACCGTATTTATCGGTTACGACAACAGCCGTACTGCCATAGGTACCGCATCCCGGACCTTTCTTTGAGGCAATCACATTTGCAATTTCTGCGATGTTGCCGCCCTCAACAATAAGGCTGATGGACTTGCGCGGGATCCCGTTGCTATCGGTTTCATCTGTGTCGTTTTCATAGGCTTTAACACGGGTGACCCCGGTTAAGGCCTCAATACCCCCGACAATACCGTCCAGTACGGTGCGCGACGGTAAAGCCGTGCTACGGGTCTGCCGCCGCCGCAACTCAGCATCCTTTTCCGCAGAGGTACCAACCGTTGCCGGCGATGCGTTGACAACGCTATGCCAGCCCCGCTGAGGGGTTGCAATTTCCGTGATGGTGTTGGCTTCAGCCTTGACCGCTCCGGCTTGTTCGGCTGTTGCGGTTACATAGACTTCACCACTCGACGGTATAATCGTGCCATTGGGGATTATCCAGGATTGCTGCTGCGTATCTTTGGCAATCCCACTATTGATAATCGTGCCGACAGCCCCGACAAGGCGCAACGGCACTGTACTATGCGTATCAGTCTTTTTACGCAGGCCATTGATTTTTACTTGGCGGGCAAGGCTGACACCTTTGGCGGAACTTGGTGCGAAGCTGTTATACACACTACCGGCAAGATTGAAGGCATCATAGATAGCCTCAGCAAAGATCGCAGCCAACTGACCGTCCTGACTGTCTGCTTCCAGATACAAATCTTCGCCATAAATGCCACGCATAGCCGTTTGCACATGATCCAACACGCTCGGGTAATCCGGCAGGTGCAAGCCAAGTTCATCAAGGTGTGCAAGTGGAGTTCGAGCCATCACATCACCTCCGCAAGTCTGACTTCGCCATAAACGGTGTCGATTGTGGTTGTCACGGTGAGCTTGCGTGTGTTTGCATCCTGCACGCTGTCATAGTCCATAATGGCGGTGACGCCTTCGGTACCAAGGATCCGTGACCGGATAACTAGATCGTAGCTTTCTTTCGTATGCCGGCCATAAACACCGTTTGCATACTGAGTGCCTTCTGCGAGATCCAAAAACCATTCACCGGCTAATAGACGCAGACGGGTGCGCACGGCCTGAGCAACACATTCCGGGGTGTTTTGGTGCATGGCCTGTTTGCCTTGCCCAAATGTGTAATCCCCATCAGTGTCCAACTTGCGGTACATCATATCGGTACTCCCGTGATATCCGGCCCTGCCTGCACGCCCGCGTGTTTATGACTTTTGCCGGAAATAGTGCCGGAGACCACATCATCGGTGGCGATCAGCTTGCCTTGGATGGTGGCCGTGGTATCTGCGCCATTCGGCCCTGCTGCAGACAATGCACCGATCAAGGCGATCGTGGCGGAATCCAACGTGATCAGCGGGGCAAGCATGAGGATTTCCGGCGCATCCAGTACGATCTTGGTCTTGGCTTTGTGGGTCATAACCCCGTCTGGTGTGATGGCCACATAGTTATTCCCGTCATCGGACCGGAGTTGCACATCCGATGTGTTGATTGCTGGATCCAGTTTGCGGGCTTGCGATCGCACGCCAATCAAGGCAAAGCCATCGGACAGATCATGCATGCGATGTTCAGCGGGTGGCTGTATGCCTCCTGATTGCCACCAGCCATCAATGCAGCGACTGGCAAACACCACCAAGCATTCGTCGCCGGCAACGATCGGGAAAGTCAGGCAGAAGCCACCACCCTGTGGGAATTGGATCGGCACATCGACCAGCAAAGGCAACGCCACGGAGACATCTGTGCCGTTTGGGGCAGTGGTTGTGCCTTTGATTGCGGGTTGTACGGATACGGTCATGGCGTCCGGATCAAAACTGTTGATGATGCCAGGTAACGCAGTCCAGATTTCGGCTTGCCGCCCATCCAGAGACGTGCGCACAGCTTCCGTTAAATCGTTATGATGTTCTCGACGATCCATGCCTTTAAACCTTATCCAACGGCAAATGTGTGGTGTCATCAATGCCGATACACAGCATGTCCGTGTACCAATCGTTGCCCCGCGTATAACCGGACATGCCAAAACGCAGCACGCGGTACAGCCCGTCACGATCGATCTTTGGCAGCATATTGACGGCACCGTATGCCAACTCCACACGGGCTGTTTTGATGCTGGCATTGTCCAACTTGATCACACTGCCAATCCGAAATTGTGGATTGATCAGGGCTCGAACTTTGATGCCTTCGTTGGTCTGTTCAGGCGCGCCGATCAGGCCGGTATCACGGGTCAATACAACAGCGGCACCGGGCAGGTGGCTACGATTGCTGACCATCTGCAGTTTGCCGTCTTGGATGCTCCAGTCGGTGTCGTTCTGCTGTGCTGCGTCCCGCATGTATTTGCGAGCCATGCCGTACATGACCTTGCCACGCGGCAGGCCTTGCTCACTTAACTCGGTCATATGGCCAGTTGACACACCGTGTTTTTCCATTGCAGCGGCTGCAGCCTGGACTTGATCCGCAGGCTTGGCACCTTTGGCCAAGGTTTGATTGACAGTGGCAAAGTTATAGGCCTGATCACCATCGGCGCAGGTGATGTCCAACCAAGTATCCGCGCCTTCACGCCCCGATCGGACTTGTCGGATTGCACCACTAAAGATCACACCGACATTGCCTTCATAACCAGCAGACAACACCACCTGATTAAATTCGCCGGCAATGCGAGATATGGTTTCGGGGGCAAGGTTAAACACGGTGATATCGGCAGTATTCGGCGTTTCAATGTCGCCTTTCTCGATCGTGAACTTGATATCCAGTTCCGACAGATCCAACCCGGAGCCATGACCGCCGACGATCAGCTGGCATTGACGGTTCCACTGCAGGCCGACTTCTTTTTCATTGGAGGCCATCAGTTATCCTCCGTTTCAAAGATCAGCTCGGTTTTGCTGCCCAGCCCATCAAAGTCCGGATCGGTGTCATCGGTGGAATACATCCACAACATGCCGCCAATGCCCAAATTCGTGTACGGGGCCAGCAGATCCACACCGCAAACCATGGGGATACCTTTGATAAGTGCTTGCCCATCAATGTCAGCCAGATCTAACAGCCAGCCACCTTCAGGCACATCTGACCAACGCACGGTCATGCGGTACTCGGTGCCGTTCAAAACAATGCTGAAGGTTTGGGATTCTGCGGTTAGCGGGATAATGTATTGCATGACACGCCCTCCTTAAGCCGGCCCACCGGGGCGGCGATATCCACCACCAGCGGCTTCAGCAAACGCACTGCGTTTATCGGATTGCAGCTGCTTTTTACCTTTATTGTTCACGCCCCCGGTTTTCGCGGCATTGGCATGACGGCGGGCTGATGGGACTGACGTACTTTGCGTCTTAACGATAAATACTTGTCGGCAATTGGCAGTCATAATGGCTGCCCCAGACCCGGTTTGATCCACGGGCACACTCAAGGTTTCCAGCAACATATTTTCATAGCGACGCAAGCCGGTGACGATCTCAAAGGGCTCTTTGCTATCCTGTAGCTCCAGCAGCTTTTCATAGAGGGAGACAACCCGTGTATCACCGTCAGAAGCCGTGGCATTAAGGCTGCTGCCTACATCGGTGACCCCTCCACGAATTGTAACCGTTGCCGGCTTTTTGTAGGCATGGTCTGAGAACGGCGCACCTTGTTCTGCCGGATGCTCGGTGATGACCAGTGTATCTTCGTGAATCTCCTCGACAACGATATCGAACTGGTAACTGCCAAGGCTACGCTCCGGACGGATCAGGGTTGGTTGTGCCGTTTGGGAGAGGCTGTTGCTCATTTTACGGCTCCCTTCGTATTGCGTACCAGTTGGGCATTGAGATTGGACTGCCGACTGGCAATGGCTTGGCTTACCCCCTGTGGATCTGCAGAGCTGTATATGTGGTAGGTGTTGCTTTGCTCCATTTGGACAGCCTGACCGCCACCAGCGATAGCAGGCATACTCATGGCGGGCGGCGGGATCAGGGGCGGTTGCCCCGGTGGTGTGGACGGCTTGCCACCCGTAGTATTGCCACCAAGGCCAAGGGTGTTTTTCGCCCAATCCGGTAGCCAGTCCATAGCCGCTTTAAAAGCATTTTCCAGCCATGCCAGAACACTGCTAAAGGATTCCATGATGCTCGCTGCGGCTTCAGCTGCCCAAGCGGCAAAGTCCGGGAAGTTCTCTTCAATCGACGGGAACAGGGCTGTAAAGAAGCTGTAAATCACCTTGCAAAGGCCATTAAACACCCCTTTAACCATATCGACAAAGTTGCCGATAATTGCCTGTGCGGCATGCAGAACGCCCTGCAGGTCACCGGTGAATAGGGCATACAATAGGTCAAAGACCAGCTTTACATGTTTGGCCAGACCGCCGAACAAGTTGATTGCCATCTCCACCATGGGGGCAAGACTGGTGCCAATGGCGGTGACAATACCCAGAAGGATGTTTGCAATTGGTTTTAGCACGGCGACAACACGCTTAATGCTGTCTTCCCATGGTCCCCAATTGAACATGGAAGTGCCACCTTCCATATAGGTCTGATAGTCATCAATCAGTCCAATGATCGCGGCAAGGCCGGCAACAATCCAGCCGATCGGGGTTGCCAAAAACCCGGCATTCAATAATCGCCATGCGCCCAATAGGGCACCGACCATGCCAATGGCTTTTTGTTGGGCATCGGACAGATTGCCGAACCACTCCACCATATCCATGAGCCAACCGACAATACGACCGGCGAAGGCCATAATTGCTCCGACCACACGCATGGACAGATCAATGATCACGCCGAGGATTGTTTTGATCTTGTCAAAATTCTCAATAATGCCGCGCCGGAGCTTTTCTACACCCAGTCGCAACCGATCAATAAACGCCAAACCAACAGCAGACCCCAGCATTTTGCCAATGGTCGTGAGCTTGCCCAACTCGTTGATCAACTGCCGGGATGATTTTGCGGCTGCTTCGGCATCGGTGCCGGCAACGGCGTACATCTTGGCAAACTCGGACCGCAGTTCCGATGTATCGCTGATCAACATGGGAATCAAACTCGGATCAATTCCCATGTTTGCGGCATAGGCTTCACGGGCGGCACGCCCCATGCCTTTCATATTACGACCGGCGATTTCAAGAGCCTCTCCGGCGTCTTTGATCCGGGGATTGTTCTCAAAAATACTGGTCAGTGATGATTGCAGAGCTTCAGCTGATGATCCAGTTTGCTCAGCTACATAGTTCAGCTCCTGCATTTTTTCGACAGATGTGCCAAGTCGTTCCGACGCATAGCCCAGTTGATCATATTCATGGGCAATGCCAACGATCGCGGCAGCCGCACCGGCAGCAACAGCTCCAATTGCCAGACCAAAGTTTTTGACCTTGCTCATGGCATCATCCAGCGACTTTTCGTCGGCTTTAAAACCGACTGCTGCTAGGAACTCTGCAATGATGCCTGCATCAGACATGTCAACTCCGCTTTGGGTTCAGGTAATCGTTATGCCGTTTCGCGTTTTCATCCTGGACATCAAGGGCATCATTGATGTCCGCGATATCCGCAAGGCTTAGGGTGCCGTCAAGGAGGCTCTCAAGGCTGCAACATCCACGCACGACCGGACGAAACAGCCAGTCCTCACCGCTGGCCATAGACACCCAATCTATGGCTGGGGTGTCTCCGGTCGGATACCAAGAGCGGGGAGGACGGCCATAAAACCCGCAAGGTTTGCCTTCAGCACCTGCGCAACGATGATCAATTCCTGTACCGCATCGATCTGGAACATGGTTACGCCACCTGTGCGCAAGGGGGCGAACTCCTGCACGCCGTCCTGTTTGACTTCGGCTGCATTGAGGGCCGCATCCATGATGTAATTGACCTGATCATCGGGCAATGAGGCCAGAACATCACCAAGCGGCCCAACAACGGACAGTATGTCATCTGTTGCTTGCCCGCTTTTGGCTGCGTCAAACGCAGCCTTAAACGTGCCAATGTTTTTGGCAAAGGAGCCGAAACGACGGACCACATGCAACTGGGTGCGGGCATCCATGCGTTTTGCCCGGAGGGTCAGGGCACCAACTTTGAATGATGTCTGGGTCATGGGTTATGCCTCACTCTCGGCTGCAGCTGCGCCGGTACCCAATTTGCGGGTAATTTTGCCGGCATCGAACACCCATTCCACCGTGCCACCTTCAGCGGCATACGTGAGGTCAGGCACACGTTTAAACGCTACACCTTTGCAGGTGACGGAATCACCACTGACAACGTTGCGGATCGTAATGGTGTTCTTGCCCCAATTGGCACTGGACGACCGCTGATGGCTACGCAGGTTTTCCAATTGCGCATTCACCGTACTCGCTTTCAAAAGACGTACGGTTACGGTTCCGGACGCGTCATTATTCAGGCTATGCATCCAGGAACCATCGGCTCCGGACGTCATGGTGTTGTCATCATTCAGTTGGCTGACGGTGATGCCCTCCTTGGCGGCACCGGCTTCGTCACCACACAGCGGAAAGTTCCCGCCGGGGCCGTCAATGGCCGCTTTGACATCCTTAAAACTGTACACAGTCATGGAGTGTTATTCCTTCTAGGCTGGGTTAACGGTTGACGTTGATGATCACATCACCGGCATGAATGGCTCCGGCATACTTGACCGCTATTTGCATGGGTGGGCAGATCCGCTGTTCTCGGACAGACTGGGCTTGGGAATCCACGGTTGGCATGTAGATGTAGTAGCCCGTATCCAAGCGGTCGCCTTGCTTGAGTTCGGCGAAGGGGTCGCCATTCCAGATGCCGGGGGCAATCAGGCCATTGTTGTCCGCTTCACCCAATACACTCTCGGCACGGACAACGAATTGATTTGTGCCACTGTCGGTCTGCGGGATTTTGGTTTCTGACTGATAAACCAAATTATAAAGTTCGGTTTCCATGGTGTTCTGCAGCCAATCGGATCCATGCACTTCGTCAAAAAATGCACCGTTGGCCATGACGCCTTCCTGATAGATCGTCGAATCATTGTCATAGGCGGCAAATACGTTACAGTTTTTGTCTTCCAGTGCATCCGCATGACTGTTCCCAAGGTTCTCGGGCGGAATGCCCACAAGCTGTTTGAACTTGAGCGTGATTGTGGATTTGTTGGCACTGAAGTTGACGGTGAAAGCGCGGGCGATTGCCGATACCACTGCATGCGGGTTTTTCGAGGAATAACAAACGTGGGTGCGTTCGTAGCCGGCTGTTTTGGCAAGGCTGGCACAGTCCTCGGTATAGGCCGCATCCAGCGTGCGGGTATCGGTTTCCGTGATGGCATAAATGCGGGATTTGCTGGACGCTTCAATGTAGCTGGATACGGCCATATGTTCTGCTGGCGTCATCGTCGGGTCGGCGAATGCCAGGCCGTACCAGTCATTGGATTTGTCCGCCATTGTAATGGCACATTCTTCCGGGGTCTCAGCATCTGCGCCGACAACCGGGGCCAAAGCCGTGGTATCGGTCAACTTCATCTGTGTCGCCAAAGTGCCCGACGCATAGCCGATTGTTGCACTCGCTCCGGTGGCAACACTGGTCAGGAGAAAACGACTGCCGTCATAGGCACAGCTCGCACCTTCTGGGGTTAAAGCCGCATTTATGATTTCGGCAATACCTTCCAATGTTACTGCGCCAGAAAAATCCAGCCCGGTCACACTGTGGGATGCTCCACCGATCATGACATCCAGGGTGCCGGCAGTGATGCCCGTCCAATTGCTGATGGCTGCTTCCGTGCTGGTTAGCATTGCCCCACGCAAGGTCGCCGGTGCGGCAGCTTTGACAAAGCGACCGATATATACGGCTTTGGGACGTGGCTTCTGGCTGAAGAAGACCTCTGCTGCAGCATATTCCGGGGTAGTGATCCCAAAATCAGCGGCGACGGCGTCAAGGCCACCATAGGAACGGATCCGCTCGTTATGGTCAATCACATCCGAAGGGCCGCAAATCAGCAAAGCCCCAAAGTTCCGCCGCCCTACAGCTTTTTGAGACAGGTTGACGGTGCAATTGATCACGCGGTTTACGGACAGTTTTTGTGCCATGGGTCTAATCCTTAATCTCGACATTTGGGGGTTGCAGGCTGTAGATCGGGATGATGCCGTCTGTGGCTGCCGTTCCGATACGCAGTGTCAGCGGCAGGTCGGATCGGGCCAGCCATGTACCGCCATGTTCCTCAGCCAAACGCACGATGGTGCCAATAGACACCAAAGCCATGTGGTGACGGCGTAGCCAAACAAGATTGTCCGGCACATGCAGACCCCGTTTGATCTGTTTGCAAAGATCGCGGCTGCAGGGCCCGTAAACTGTGATACGCACACTCAGGACGTCTTCCGTATGGATCTGGGCTTGATCGACGCCTTGTATCATCTGTGCCGCGTCTTCGGTGTCATCTGAAATATCAAACGCACACCAGGTCACATCCAAATCCGGTGTCTTCGGTGGTTTGGGCTGATAGGCTGGACGCACCAAGGTTTTGTCCAGCCCGCTAAGGCCGACCAACAATGTGTGCAGGACGTTTTGGACCTGTATCTCAGATTGGCTGCTGGTAACCGGAATGAAGGTGAAGTCTTCACTCATTGGACTGCCTCCTTCACTGCAAGGGCTTTGGTTACGCCGTTCCAAGTTTCAATCGGTTTGACGCAGTAGCGGTTGCCGTTCCGAAGGACGTACCAGTCAGACTCGATGTTTTCATCGGTCCAGATCGCAAGGGTTTCGCTGTTGCGCATGTCATCGGGCAACAGGTCCATGTCATCAGGCGTTGCTGGCTGAATGGCACATTCACGACTAATCAGGCTGGATGTAAATTCCACGCGGCCATAATCGTTCACGTTTGCCGTGGTCAGTTCAATGCTGACCGTTTCACAGAAGTCCGGATCATGAATGACGTCTGATAGATCCATAATCATTTCTCCCGGATCACATGGGTGATGGCTTTACGCAGTTGCCCGGTAACAATCAGCGGGTTGGATCGCCGTGCTGCGGGTGCCGGCTTGCCTTTCTTTTTGCGTGGCATCTTGCCGCCAATGCGTCGACGCGCTGCGAGTGTGGCGGGTGCCAGTGCAGGCCAGTCGTTATCCACGAACTTGGCGCGGACAGAATTGACGGCCAGCAGACCGATCTTGTTGAAATTGACTGTGACGGCGCTGGCATTACCGCGTAGGGCTTCACGGCCCGCATCCTTTAGAAGCTCGATGATTTCCTTCAGGGTGGCTTGAATACCAGGAATCAAGGAAGCACGGGCTGGCACATGGATTTTTGGCGAACCGTACTCTTGGACATAGTAAATGGCCGCATTGCTCATCTGATTATCTTCTTCAGCAGCTTTGCGGGCGGCTTTATCTTCTGGGATGCCCACCAACACCTGTCCGGCGTTCAGCTTTTTAAACGCCTGTTGAATAGCGGCTGAAACATCACTGGTTTGTCTAACGGTAATGGTCGGGGTCATACCACAAGTCCTCCCGCACCAATGGCCTGAACCATGTCCCAGTATTGCTTGCCATAACTGGTGTCATTGTACTGTCCGGCGTTTGGATCGCCGGTACTGGCAGCGCCGGCACGCCCGATGGACTTGCTGACGCCACCCACCGATTTGGACTCACTGATTACGGCACCTGCAGCCGCGTCCATGCCTCCGGTGCCATCGGTTTTCTGTGCTGCAGCGGCAGCCAAGGTCAAACGATGCGCAGTCAGAAACATAATGCCCATATCCAACTGATTGCCCCAGCGCGACGGATCGCACTGGTTTTCTGCGGCAGTCAGCCAGAACTGGACTTGCGCATCCGGAAACTTCGCCGGATCCGCAAATTCAGGGCAAATGGCGCGGAACTCTGCAGGCGTCATGATCAGTCAGCCTTTTGGGTTTTGGTTGCACGGGATTTGCGTGTTGCCGGTTTTGCGTCATCGGCGCCAGGTGTAGCGGTTGTTTCGTCCGCGTCACCTTCTGCTGAATGGGCATTTGAAACGGCAACATCAGTGACAATCGGTTGTAGATGGTCGAAATTCTCCGGATCGGCGTCTGTGGTGACAGTTTCTGTCACCACTTCAGCCCGGCCATCTTTGATCTGTGCCTGGATAAATCCATGCTGCAGATCCTCATCTTCGATCGCATGAATACCCGGCAGAAAAGCTCTTGCCTTGGCGTTCACGTCACGCCGGAAATGGAATGGCTTATGTACACGCAGCTTGGTCATAGTGGTTCCCCTTACTGCACATCGCCGTAGTTGACGGTTTCCGGGTACGGGAACTCCACAGACCCCAGCTTGGCGTAATAGACTGTCGTCTGTTGCAAGCCTCGGGTTTCCAGCGGCGTTTTGGCCATTGGTACCAGTGGATAGCGCACATACTTTTTGTCGCGGGTATAGGCCATAACGCGACCTTTCCCAGCAGTGCCTGCCGTGTTCAGCCATTTCAGGCCAAGGATTTCCAGCGGGACACCGTTCTGCACCATGCACAGGCTTTTTTTCGCTACGTAATCAAGGATCGTTGTGTCGGATCCGGTGGAGATCGGGCGTAGCAGGCCGGAGAGCTTGCTGGTTGGCACACGCATATTGCGCGGGACCAGTGTGTAGCCGGTGCGTTCGTAACAATGCTCCAGATAGACGTTGAAATCCTTCAGGATGTCATCGGGAGACCCGGCTTCCCAATCCACCGTCAGATTAATCGGAGCAATGTTCGGGTTGTTGATCAAACCGGTCGCATTTTTCGCTGTATCACCCACATAGACCATACGGTCGGTGTCCTGCTGATACTTCATCTTCAGGGCATCGTATTTGGTGGCATCAATTGGGCGGCCTAAGCGTTGGGCGGCCTCCAATTCAATGACGGAATATCCAAGCTCTTTGGCCCAGATATGCAGGTTCGCACCATGCTTGGTAACGTTGACATCCACACCGGTCAAAGCAGATGAATTCATGGCGGCCCAAGCAATGCTGCCTGCACCTTCGGACCCGAGAGCCGCGAAGTCGGTAACGGTGAAGGAGGACATTTCATCGCTCATCACCAGGTCTTCCCGCAGATCAATATCGCGCTGCCAAGTGACTTCCTGCAGCGGTAGGTTAACGGTTTGATCCAGCTTTTCCAGCTCACCAATCAGGAAAGCTCCACTGGCATCAATTGTACGTCGATCAAAGGTAAGCATTATGTCTGTCCCTTAGATGTTGTATTCGATTTCAACGACGCCAGCGGCATCAGCAGGACCGGTGCAACATGCCCCCGGAATTGCCGTACCTTCCGACAACGACAGATCACCAACCACAAAGCCATTGGCAGCAACGGTGACCAGTTTGAGCGGCGTGCCTTTCACGGCATCCGCCGTTTCCGCTTCAGGTAGTTGCACGGAGATGTAACCGGAGCGCAGTTGGTCCTGAGTGGTGCCATTGGCATAAGCTTCCAGCGTGGCATCATTGCCCCCCATGGTCGGATATGCCCGCACCAGGAAGCCTTTGATCTTGTCAGCAGCAGTGGCGTAGATGGCTTTGCCAGTTGCATTCAATTGCAGTGGTGCGCCGGGTTTCAATGCTGCAGCAAGAGTCACCGGCTCGGTCAGCGCGTTCAGGCGACGGGTCAGACCACCGGGAAAGCCTCCCGGCATGGAACGATCATAAAACGGCATTATTTGGCTCCCATAATTTTGCGGTGTTCAGCAAACATCGTGTTGAGGCTTGCCGGCGTATCCCCAGCGCCTTGAACGGCAGCCGGTTGCCGTGTCAGTGCATCAACGGTACGTGTGTTGGTATGCATGCGACCGACTTCGGCGGCGGCTGCAAATGCTGCATTCACGCAGTCAGGCGATGCGTCCCGAGCGGAAACACCACCCAAAACGGCGTCAATGGTGCGGCGAATTTCAGGGTTGTGTGCCATCTGCAAGGCTGCGCGACGGGCAACCAAGGCATTATCCCCAGTTCGTACGGACAGCCCTGGTGCGACCAAGGCCACTTTCTGGATCGTTGCGCTATCCACGGTCCGGCGAAGGGCAGAATCCTTGGTTTGCGGTTTTGGGTCTTCATCCTGCGTCGGATCGGCATCCTTTACATCTGCAGCTTCGATCTCAGCATCAGATGCATTTTGCGGCGGGACCGGCGCGCCATTTGCCGATGCATCCAACTTTTCAAGGATGCTGCGCAGTAGCAGCAGGATTTCGGCCTGCTGATCTGCATCTTGTGCGGACGGTTTGACCGGGGCTGGATCGTTATCGGTAGCGGGGGATGCAGGGGCAGGCTGAGGATCAGCAGCATCCGTAGCAGCAGCTGGTTGAACGACATTTGTATCCCCTCCGTTCACAGCTTCCATAATGGCCTCCGTGAGGGCTTTTGACGCCTCCGGGTCCGAATCAATCGTGCGCTTGATGGCGGGGCTACCAAAGATGGCTTGTAGCAGGCCACCTTTTTTCGGTTTGCTCATGGTTGTATCCTTGTCTCTGATTGCACAACGAGAGCCACAGCGACCGGCGTAAACCAAGGCGATGTGGTTACCAACGATGTTCGTTTGACGCGCTACACCCGGTGCAACGGCGACATACTCGGCGTCATAGCCGCAACTGATCTCC